TCTTTATTGGGTACTGGACTCAATAGCTACTGTCATGCGCTTGCATCCTATAACGAAAACATAGCCGCTGGCGGTGTGTTCACAACGGCTGGCGGGAAGCCTATCAAATACATTGGGGCTTACATAACCAACCTCCCTGAGTTGGTAGATTATCTCGAAACGGGAAGCGGTGACTTTGTGTCTGATTACGTCCACCCTAACCACTCTGGAGACGTGACCAGCGTAGGCGATGGGGCTACAACGATTGCATCCAACGCCGTGACGAATACAAAACTAAACGACATGGCAGAGGGTACGGTCAAGGCTAGAACGGCAAGCGGAACAGGAGACCCGCAAGACGTGACGCTTGCAGACTTCGCCGCCTCTATTCAGGCTGATGTATTGGCTGGTCAAACTGGCGACAGGGTTGTAATCTCTGATACTTCTGGAAACATCACCACAGACTCTAATCTAACCTACGACGCAACCAACGACAAATTAGAGGTCGGCATTGGTGCGCCTGGTCTTTCTGCTGGTGGATTCGCTCAGGCTTACGAAGGCGTGTCTGTTGGTCATCTCATGGTTACATGGGGCGACACCTTCGCTTCATTCATTCGCGGCATTTTCTCACGAGGGACAAAGGCAAGCCCGACAGCGGCGCAAGCTGAGGACGTACAGTTTAGGGTTAGGGCGTCATCACATGACGGTTCGGCTTATGCTAACTCAAACATGGAAATCAGATTCATTGCGAACGAGAATCAAAGCAACACAGCGCACGGGTCAAGAATTGAGTTTTACACAACACCTGACGGGTCAACTACTTTGACAAAAGTCATGACCTTGCAGGATGATGGAAACGTAAATATTGAATCAGGTAAAAGCTATCTAGTAAACGGCTCACCCATTAGCGGCGGGTCATCTATTTCAGCAAATCAAAGGAGTTGGTTTTTATGTTAGTTTTAGATGCAACTAGTAAAAGTTTGAGAATGGTATTAGGGGAAGCCCACACGACCAACCCCGTAGATTTTACGGTGGCTTATGCGGACGCAACAACTACCACATTTACCGAGGGCGGCGGGCCTGCTCAGTCCAACGGGACAACCAACGCCGAGTTATTGGCCGCCCCTGGTGCGAGTACTCAGCGGGTGGTAAAAGAAATTACCATCTATAACAACGATACGGTATCACACGCGGTTACTTTGTACTATCGTGTCACGGCTACGGATTACGTGTTTTATAAAGAAACCTTAGCGGCTGGTGCGTGGGCTTATCCATTGCGTGACGGAGTATTCGAGGGTTCGGCGGCGGCGGCGGCTGACATGGTACTTTCAGAAATCCAGACCGTGACAGGTGCGAAAACATTTGAAAGCGGGAAATTTATCCTCGCTGGCTCATCCTCTGGTACAACCACAGTCAACGCAACGGCGGCGGCTTCGGGGACGCTGACCCTGCCAGCGGCGACAGATACACTAGTGGGTAAAGCAACAACTGACACACTGACAAATAAAACATTGACAAGCCCCGTAATCAATACGGGAACAGTCGGCACAAGCCTTGTACCAACGACCGACGGAGCGGCCACGCTGGGAAGTACATCAAAGCAATACAGTCAGATTCATTTGGTAGATAACGGTTATATTGCCTTCAATAGTGGGGCAAAAACAATAACCAAACCAACAACCAAAAACTCACCCAACAACTAAAAACACATATGCAAACCAAAACTACGCCTTCTCTCATTCCGAATCCCTTCGCTCCAAAATACGATCCTAAAACACCTGCAGCCCCCGCCCTAGACCTTAAATGGTCAGGCAAGGACAACGCAAAACCCCGCGATCCAAATTCGCGCTACGCCGACCCCGGCATCGACTTCACTGGCGATCCCGGCCTAACCGATCAATCTCAAGCCGCCGAAGCCGACGTTAACTACGTCATGAAACGCTACATGCAAACCGGCGTGCTTCCCGGCGTCAATGTCGCCGCCACCTACGGCGACTTCGCCGATGTTCCCTCGTACCAAGACGCCCTCAATCTCGTTATCAACGCCCAGCACCAATTCAATTCTCTCGATGCTTATCAACGCAAAAAATTCGAAAACGACCCTGCTCAATTCCTCGCATTCGCGACAGACCCTAAAAACGCCGAGGAGCTCATTAAACTCGGCCTTGCTACCCAACGCCCACAAAGTCCTATCGAAGCTCTCACGGTCGAATTACGTTCGTCTCGTGAAGCCTCGAAACCCCAACCCTAGCCAGCGGATCCCGATTTCCGCTGCTTGATGCGGAGCATCCGGGGACAGTTCCCTACTTGATTTAACTGTCCCCACTGACAGCAATTTAGCTGTCACTAACCCCAAAAAGAGGCCCTATGTCACGCCGCTCTAAAATCTCTTCCGGTCGCTCTAAAAAACTTTTCTCTCGCACCGCTTCCCGCTCTCACAAAAAAAACAACAACTCCGGCAAAGTCATGCGCGGTGGCATTCGCCTCTAAATAATTAGGAAACATTCTTATGCCTTGTTTCCGCCCTCTCCCGGGGTGGCGCACCCGCGCGCCCAACCCCAACACAGGTAATCTCGGGATTACCTTCTCTTTCAAAGACGCAAACCCGGACCGTCCTCTCGAAATCCCATGCGGCCAATGCCGCTATTGCAGATTCGAACACTCTAGACAGTGGGCACTGCGATGCTTTCACGAGGCATCTCTCTATCAAAATAATTGCTTCCTCACCCTCACCTACTCAGACCAATTTCTCCCTAAAAATCACTCTCTCGATTACACCGCCCCTGTTCTCTTTATGAAACGCCTCCGCGAAAAATACGGCTCCGGAATACGCTCCTACGGATGCGCAGAATACGGCGAAAAATTAGGTAGACCGCACTACCACATTGCTGTATTCAATCATGACTTCTATGACAAAAAACTCTTCAAAAAGTCTCTTGAAAATAAGCTTTACACTTCCGAACAACTCTCGGGGCTTTGGCCCTTCGGTCATTCTACAATCGGAGATCTTACTTTCGAGTCCGCAGCTTACATCGCTCGGTACGTCACAAAGAAAATCACTGGAGAAGCTTCTCAAAAGCACTACGAAAGGACATGCCCGACAACTGGTGAAATTCACACGCTCCTACCTGAAAGGTCCATCTCTGTAAGCCGCCGCCCGGCGATAGGAAAAGATTGGTATGAAAAATATGGAAAATTCGTCCGAGATCACGATTTCGTTATCATCCGTGGCCACAAAATGCGGCCGCCCAAGTATTACGATCGCCTGCACGAACGTCTCGATGCGGCGTCTCATAAAAGCGTTAAAGCCGATCGAGCAGCGTCTGGAGCTGCAACTAATGAAAAAACGAACCGCGAAGACGCTCAGGCTTATTCGCAATTTAAATGGGAGCACGGATCATGCTCCCCAAAACCGAGACTCTACGTAATGGAAGACGTTCAAGAGCTCAAAATTAAGCAACTGAAAAGGAACCTAGAAAATGGCCAAACTTAAAGCGTACTCCGTCTACGATATGAAAATTGAAACCTACGCCAAGCCCTTTTATCAACTTACCCGGGGCGAAGCCCTCCGGTCTTGGACCGAACTCGCCAATGACGCAAACTCCCAGAATATGGTGAGCAAACACCCGGCAGATTTCGTGCTCTTTGAAGTCGGGGAATACGACGAAAGTACTGGAAGATTTGAAAACCTTAATGCACCATTTTCTCTAGGCTCTGCACTCCAATATAAAAACAAGTCGGATGACACCGGCAACCTCTTTGACATGAAAGCGAAAGCGAACTGATGAAATCCGGGAAGATGCCCTCTGTAATGACCCATGACTTCTCGAAGGTGCCACAAGCGGAAATTCCCCGCTCTTCCTTCGATCGGTCCCACGGCTATAAAACAACATTCGACACAGGATACCTCGTCCCTATCTTCGTCGATGAGGCTCTTCCCGGAGACACCATGTCTCTAAATATGTCTTCCTACTGTCGGCTATCGACGCCGCTCAAGCCGATCATGGACAACATGTACGTCGATACCTTCTTCTTTGCCGTTCCCATCCGTCTCGTGTGGTCGAACTTTAAAAAATTCATGGGCGAACAAGCCAACCCCGCCGATTCCACATCTTATCTCGTACCGACTATGACCTCGCCCGCGGGCGGACCCGCGGTCGGCTCTCTTAGCGATTACTTCGGACTTCCTACTGTTGGACAAGTAGGCGGAGCAGCGACCATTACCTTTAATTCTCTTTGGCATCGTGCTTACAATCTTATCTATAATGAGTGGTTCCGCGACCAAAACCTTCAGAACTCCGTCGTCGTCGATCTTGACGACGGCCCCGACACCTATACCGATTACGTTCTTCTTAAGCGCGGAAAGCGCCACGACTACTTCACCTCCGCACAGCCATGGCCCCAAAAAGGCACTGCCGTTTCCATTCCTCTCGGCACGTCCGCTCCGATCGCACACGACCTAGCCACCGGCGGCGGCGCAACTCTCTCGGTGTATTCTACTGTTGATGACGCTTACCGAGCTATGAACTCGGCCGGCACTAACCTAGCTGTATCTGCAACCGCTATCGACCCGGCGAACAAACTTTATGCTGACCTCTCTACTGCTACCGCTAGTACTATCAATGCTCTCCGTTTGGCTTTTCAAGTCCAACGGCTCCTTGAACGAGACGCGCGAGGCGGTACGCGATACACAGAAATTGTTAGAAGCCATTTCGGCGTCACCTCGCCCGACGCCCGACTCCAACGCCCAGAATATCTCGGCGGAGGCTCTAACCAAATCAACTTCCATCCAGTTGCCCAACAATCCGCTACCGGCGCCAGCGGCACCACCACTGCCCTTGGAAACCTTGCCGCAACCGCTACCTATTCTTCCAGCGGCCAAGGCTTCTCCAAGTCCTTCACCGAGCACACGCTCTTAATCGGACTGGCTAGCGTTCGCGCCGACCTCAACTATCAACAGGGCATCAACAAGATGTTCAACCGCCAAACGCGGTATGATTTCTACTGGCCAGCCCTCGCACAAATCGGCGAACAAGCGATCCTCAATAAGGAAATATATGCAGACGGATCCGCTAACGACCTTCTCACCTTCGGCTATCAAGAACGCTATGCCGAGTACCGATATAAGCCTTCAGTCATCACAGGAAAGTTTAAATCGACTGCTTCTGGCACTCTCGATATCTGGCACCTTGCCCAGAAATTTACGACTCTCCCTACGCTCGGAGATACTTTCATTAAAGAAGCTCCTCCGGTTGATCGCATTGTCGCAGTCAACACGGAACCGCAAATGCTAGGCGACTTTTACTTCAAATATAAGTGCGCCCGCCCAATGCCTATGTACGGAGTACCAGGCAACATGGACCGCTTCTAATGGGCTTTGGAATTGGCGACTTCTTCGGAGGCGCAATTGCAACTCAGGCCGGTGCCGTCTCCGGATACGGAGGCGACACCGGCGGCTTTCTACAGGACGCCGCCACCGGCGGAGCCGTCTCTAACGCTAAGGCCGTTGCCGAAAACAACGCCGCTAACCGCGCCAACGCCGATAAACAGATGGCCTTCCAAGAACGCATGTCCAATTCCGCCTACCAACGCGCCGTCGCTGATATGCGCGCCGCCGGCTTAAACCCGGCTCTCGCTTACCAAAACGGCGGATCTTCTACACCTTCCGGAGCCATGGCTACCGAAAACGCGCAGCGCCCCGGCGATCGCGGAGCCGGTCTCATGAACACCGGCAAAGACATTATGGCCATGGGCATGCAGGGCAAATCGGTCACCTCGCAGGTTGACCTAAACAAAGCCACTGCAGAAATGAACG